GACAAAACTATCAAAGCGAAAGAGGAGGCTCGCAACATGGAAAAATTTGAAACCCCGGCTGTAGCTCCGGAAATCTCTGTTGAAGAAAAAGAATATCGTGCATTTGACAAAATGCTGCGCGGCATGAGCGACGCAGAAATCCGTGCCAACATGGTTGACGGTTCCAGCGGCGTTGTACTGCCGAAAACCATCTCCCAGAAAATCCTGGCTGCTGTTAAAACCATCAGCCCGATTCTGGAAAAGGCTGACCTGTACGAAATTAAAGGCACCTTAGTATTCCCCAAATATGACGAAAGCTCCAACGCCATCGCGGCTGCTTATGCTTCCGAATTTACCGACCTGACCGCCAACAGCGGAAACTTCGTAACCGTATCCCTGGGCCAGAATCTGGCAGGTGCCATGGTTAAGATCTCCCGCAGCCTGATTAACAACGCTTCCTTCGACGTTGTTGGTTATGCTATCCAGAAGACTGCTGAAGCTATCGCAAAATTCCTGGAAAACGAACTGTTAATGGGTACTGGCGCTACTGGTCACATGACCGGCGTTACCGTTGGCGCTACTGCTGTAACCGCTGCAGCAGCTGCTGCCATTTCCGCTGACGACCTGATTGCTACCCAGATGGCTGTAAAACAGCAGTACCGTGATTCTGCTGATGCTTGCTGGATCATGAACACCGCTACTTTCACCGCCGTCCGCAAACTGCAGGCCAACAACGAATACCTGCTGGCTCCTGACTTCCGTGCTGGCTTCGGCTACACCCTGTTAGGCCATCATGTATATGAAACCGAAGCTCTGGAAAACATCGCTGCCGGTAAGAAGGTTGCTGTATTCGGCGACTTCTCCGGTCTGGCAGTTCGCATCACTCCGGAAGTACAGGTACAGGTTCTGAACGAGCATTTTGCTGCCCAGCATGCAACCGGTCTGGTAGCCTGGGTAGAAGCTGACTCCAAGGTAACTGAACCCGACAAACTGGCCGTTCTGAAGATGAAAGCTTCCTAATCATGGCGAAATATCTCTGCTTAGCAACATTCGCAGGGATGGGCTTTACCGGCCGGAAGGGTGGCGAGATTGACCTCGATGACAAGGCAGTCATCGCCTCCCTCATTTCAGACGGGTATATCAAGGCTGCCGAAGCAGAAGTGGTAGAAAAGCCTGCACCCGCGAAAAAGAAGACGACAACGAGGAAAAAAGCGACCAAAAAGGAGGGATAAAACATGGTTGTCACTGACTTAACAGTTGCTATCATGAAACAATACCTCCGCATTGACGCCAGCGATACCACGGACGACACACTGCTGGGTTATATCCTGGCGGCGGCTGTCGAATACTGCAAAAGCTACACGGGGCTGACCGACGAGGAGATGAATGCCTATGAAGACATCCCTCTTGCGGTGCTGGCCCTCTGCGCTGATATGTATGAACTCCGGCAGGCGACCACAACGTCCCTGCAGGTGAATCCTACCACGCTGCAGATACTTTCGCAGCATTCTGTGGCGCTGTTGTAAGGTGGTGACGATATGCTGAGAAGAACCGGCAGACTCGCCACCATGTTGAACCGCAGAGTTGCGTTTTATCATAACGTCCGGTCAGATGTGCGCGACGCCCTTGGGCAGTTTCCCACGGTTGACGCGGTATATGCCACGGTATGGGCCGCGGTGCTGCCACAGACCGGGAGCCTGCTGTCCGGAAGGACTGCCGAAACGACACTGAGCAGAACCACCCACAAGGTGATCACCCGGTACCGTAACGACATTACCCCGGATATGTGGATAATGGTTGACGGCGTAAGATATAACATCTTGTATATCATGGATCCGAATCTTGACCATGAACGTCTGGAGATATTCTGTGAGGTGGTTGTATGACTGTAATGAGTTTCGACTTCTCGCAGATCACGGGATATAACCGGCAGATATTGGAAGGGCTGAAAAACAGCCCCAGAGAGTTCGACCGGTTCCTGAGTTCGGCTGCTGGCCAGATGCGGACGTTCGCCAAAAAGACGACCCGGAGCGCCACCAAGAAGAAAACGGGCAATCTGCTCGCAGGAATTGGTAAGGGCAAGCCTTACGAATACCAGCCCGGCGACCATCAGGTGCGCGTATATAACAAAGCGCCTCATGCGTGGCTGGTAGAACATGGTCACCGTATCGTCATTGGCAAGACCGACACCGGCAAGAGAGCGGAAGGCCGACATCCGATGGGGCAGGCGGCCACCGGGTTCGCCGGATGGTTCGAAGGCCGGGCGGATGACTTTGTTGACCGCTGGATCACCAAAAACTTTTTAGGTAAAGGGAGGTATTGAAAATGTATAGTGTAATCGACATTATCAAGGCGCTCTCTTTACTGATAGAGGCGAGGTTCCCGGCATATCCGGTCAATGACAGAGACCTGACCGAGGGATTCGACCGCCCCAGCTACTTTATTGACGTGGACAGGGTGGAGACGACCGACCTGACAGCCTACCTGATGCAGGAAGAAAGCGACATCGTGCTGTACTTCTTCGAGGAGGACAACTACAGGGGCTTCCTGAAACTGTTGCAGATGAAAAACCAGCTGGTAACAGTCCTGAAAGACCCGCTGAAACTGACCGATGAGAATGGGGATGTTGCCATGCACGTGACGCTGGATTCCCTGACTACGACGGTAAGCAAGGCTGACAAGGCTTTGATCTGCTCATTCTCCACTGTGCTGGTGCAGGAAATTACTGATCCGGATCACGATAGCGATAAACCGTTAATTGATACTCTGTATACGGACTGGGATCGCTCCTATGCGGGCGAACAGTTCCTGGATGCGGAAAAATTTGTGGAGGAATCCACAGAGGGACTAACATTAGAGGAGGAATAATATGGGACAGCCTTCCATTGATATCACCTTTATTCAGAAAGCTGTTACCGCCATTACCCGCTCCGAGCGCGGTGTGGCGTGTGTAGTCGTTCTGGATGATACGAGGGCGACTGCCGGCCATGCAACTTATAAGTATGCCGCAGACGTGCCTTCCGATGGTTTTACCGCGGCCAACCTGGCGGCCATCCGCCGCTGCTGGCTGTGCAACGTAAACAAAGTAATTGTTGTATGGGTGCCGATTAAATCAGAATTTGCTGACATCCAGGCAATTCTGGAAACTCTGAGCTATAACTATGTATGTGTTTGTGATGACAGCATGCAGCAGGATCTGGCCAGCTACATTGTCACCAAGAACGCAAACAGCCCCGGCAAGAAATATATCGGCGTTGTTACCGGCGTTACCACGGCTGATAGCAAGTATGTCATCAACGTGAAAAACGCCACTGTGCATGACATTGACACGGATACCACCATCGACATGGCAATGTACCTGCCGCGTCTGACCTCTGTGCTGGCGAACCTGCCGATGAACCGTTCTATCACGTACTACGAACTGGAAGACCTGGATGACGTTGACCTGAGCTTCGTGGACATCGATAACACCATCGATGACGTGATTGACGATGGTAACCTGGTGTTGTGGATTGATGGGGACAAGGTTAAGGTTGGCCGTGGTGTGAATACGCTGACCACCATTACCGCCTCGGATACCGCCGATATGAAGAAAATCATTATCGTCGAATCCATGAACATCATCTTGGAAGACATCTACAGCACTTTCAAAGACCATTACATTGGCCGGTACAAAAACTCTTATGACAACCAGTGCCTGTTCATCAGTGCTGTGAACAGCTACTTCCGGCAGTTGGCCCGGGAAGAAATCCTCGACCCGGAATATGAGAACTGCTCTTATGTGGACGTTGAGGCCCAGCGTGAAGCATGGCTGAGCATTGGCAAGACGGCTGCAGCTGACTGGACGGAAGCGGAAGTCAAGAAGATGACCTTCAAATCCTTCATTTACCTGGCTGGTCAGGTGAAGATTCTGGATGCCATCGAAGACCTGCACTTCGTCATTACTATGGAATAAGGAGGGACTGAGATATGGCTGAAGTTAACAACAAAATCATTCGCGGTTCCTTCGGACGTCTGTGGGTAAACAGCGAACTGATCGCAAATGTGAAATCTTTTGAAATCACGGCAACCCTCAACTATGAGGATGTGGACATCAACGGCGAACTCTGCCAGCAGCACCGTTACCTGGGATATTCCCTGGCTGGCACCATGACCTGCCACAAAATCGATACCAAGTTCCCTAACCTGGTACGCGCCGGGATGCTGAACGGTATCATGCCGGTCATCAAACTGGTTGGATCCGTTGCGGATCCGGATGCCAAAGGTTCCGAGCGCATTGAAATTTACGACGTTACCTTTGACGAGGTTACGCTGATGAAATTCGAAAATGCGACCGTTGGAGAGGAAGAGGTTCCCTTCAAGGCTGGCGGCTTCCGGTACATTGATACCATCACTGCATAACAACATGAGACCCGGAGAGCGTATCTTCGGGTCTTTTTTTTGAAATCGGAGGGTAAAAATGAAAAAGGCAACACTGGAAGACCTGCTTGCGCGGAAGGCCAGCACGAAACTGGTCACTAAAGAAGTGGATGTTCCGGCAATCGGCATGAGCGTGACCATCATTAAACAGCCGCTGAATGCTGTGGCGCGATTCCTGGATGAAATGAAACCGGGACTGACCATCAGCCAGCAGCTGGACATTTACAAGGGTTTGATTTACACCTGTGTACCTCTTTTCCGGGACGAGAAGCTCCAGCAGGCTTATGAAGTCGCTGAGCCGTATGACGTTGTCCCGGCAATATTTGACGACAATATCCTCGCAATACAGTCTTTGGGCGATGAGATTCTGGGGCTGTATGGGTTCGCGGATATGATTAAAGAAGTAAAAAACTCATAACGTCAGATGATGAGCTTTACATGATGCATTATTACCTGGAACGGGGACACAGCATCAGGGAGCTGCAGAGTCTGACGTTTACGGAAAAAATATTTATGTCAGCGTCAATGCTGCTGACAGGAGAGGAGATGAAGGCGGCTAATGGCCAGTAAAAATATAAACGTACTTATGTCGCTGGTGGACAATTTCTCTGCTCCGATGCAAAAAGTCAGCGGCAAGATGTCTGATGCGGAAAAACAGGCCAAACGGACGGCAAATGCCATCCAGGGATTTGGTAAAAAGATGAACAGCATGGCTGTTAGTGCTGCGAAGTTTGGCGCAGGGCTGGCGGCTGCAGGGTACGCCATGGCAGTGGCAGGCATTAAACAGCTGGCTGACCAGAGTATGGAAGCGGCTAATGTCCAGATATTGGCAGA